CTTTTATGTTGAAGCAAGAGCAGTAGATGGTTCTATTAAGAAGATGCTGCTAGAAGTTAAACCTGCTGCACAAACACAACCACCTAAATCACCTAAGCGTAAGACTAAGCGATATATCTCCGAGGTTATGACTTACGGTGTTAATGAGGCTAAGTGGCGTGCCGCAAAAGAGTTTTGTAAAGACAAAGGGTGGGAGTTTCGAATAATCACAGAAGCGGAACTATTTAAAAAACCTACTAAATAATATATGGCAAAACAATATTCAAAAGAAGAATTGGCCGACTGGTTTAAAGAGAAGGCCCTTTCGTTACGGTCAGGTGGTGAATCCAGAAACCGTCTGTTTCGTGCTGATGAGAGATATGCTGATGTTAATAGTGAGTTTGTCGGTGGTATGTATTTCTATCGATATGATCCGAAATATAAAATGACACTGCCGATATATGACAAGTATCCTCTTACTATTGTCATTGATCGATATAATGACGGGTTTCTAGGTATGAACACACACTATCTGACTAAAGGTCAGCGTGGCACAATGATCGGTCTGTTTAACGATTTCTATGCCAAGAAGAAACTATTCAATGGCATTATTGCGAGTGGTTCTAAATCTAACTGGGATCTAATTCAAGGGTCAACTAACGGCATTGCAGGTCTCTCTCAGAAAGCAGTTAAACGATATCTATATGTTCATGTTCGCAGCCAGTTTATACGAATTAACCAAGACGAATACGACAAAGCAATTCAGTTACCTATCGAAGAGTGGGTACAAAAAGGGTAGTAATAATGGCATCCTTATCACCATATTTTAATAATTTCCCAAAGGTAGATTATTCTATCGATGGCACCGGTCAGACCGAGACTGTTACTAATATTGTCAATCGTTACGGCATTCTCAGAAACGTATTAGCAAATGCCGGTTCTTATGTTCTGTATGAGGTTGAAGACGGTGAGACGCCTGAGTTACTAGCAGAAAAAATGTATAGAGATGTTGGTGCTGGTTGGATCATATTATATGCCAATAGAATATTAGACCCACAATTTGACTGGCCTCTGTCGGAAGAAAACTTTAGAAAGTATATTGTCGAGAAATATGGTTCTGTTGCCAATGCTCAGATATCGATTCATCATTATGAGAAGGTGGTAGAAACCACTGTAGGTGATCAGACATATAAGAGAGTATATCTGATAGGCAAAGAGAGATATACAGAAGAGGCACTAGACGTGCCGTATACCTATTATACACCATACAACGGTGCTAATAGTTGGATACTAACCGCCGATACTCTGATATTGACTGCCGACAATACAAGTTTCACCGCAGATCATAGCAATCACTATGCGTATGACGATACATCTATTCCTGAATATTACACATACGAAGCCCACAATGTAAATGATACCACAGTCTTTATGAACACCTACGGCAATGCTATTTCTAACTATGATTATGAGTTGCAGCAAAATGATGATAGAAAATTTATCAAGGTAATTAAGTCACAATACTACGGTCAGATTATCTCTGAGTTTAAATCACTGACTAAAAGCACCCCTAGTTACATAAGGGAATTTTAAAATATGGCTGTTGTATTACCACCAATTGATGTAGGGCCAGGCACTGTTCACAAAGAGAATCCTATTGATTCGTATGTTCAAAGTAATGACCCACGATCTCAGGTAACTGCCACTGTAAATCTAGGTGCTGATCTCAGAGATGTCACTGTTAAAGAAGTCATTGTAGGTGAAAGTCTATTAAACCCGTCTGCACATACAGTGGTTACATTGCAGTCTGCCATGTATACCGCACCACAGAACTGGGATCTTTTTAGATGCCAACCTATCACTATTAGCATTTCTGATAATAATAATGAACCTGGTTCAATAAACAGAACAATGCAAATTAATCAGCATGTCTACCGCTGCGATAATAGAAAGTTCACCAGTCTCAATACAGGGCAGGTTGAAGAATTAAGTCTGCACAGTATTGACAATGCCATATTAAAAGACGCCGAGACGATCTTTGAAAAGTCATGGAAGTGCGCCTCACCAGAAGTAGTTGTCAGAGAGGCATTGCAGAAGATCGGTGTTAGTAGAGTAGTATTTTCACCAGGCACGACAGGACCTGGTAGACCATACGTTGCTGAAACAATTCATCCATTACAGGTCGTTCAGCAACAGGCCTCAGTAGCATTGTGGAACGGCAATGATCCGTCTTATGTTCACTATAATACTATTAATGAAAACACAGGACAGAACGTTCATCATTTCCGATCTCTCGGTGAATTGATGAGCAGTCGGCATACACCTTATCATTTATATGCTGGTGACACTGGCATCACCGGTCTGACCTCTTTTGCTTATTCATTTGCGCCACTGGCAATGAGAACTGCCGTCTCATTCAGTTTCCCATGTGACTACGATGTATTGTCTGATGTTCTCAATGGTATTAATTGTGGTGGTAAATATATTAATGAAGTTCAAACATTTAATCTTGCTGACGGCAGCTTCAGTTCTGCCATGGGTGCTCTATCTACTGCCGGTAATATATTTAAATCGCTCACAAACGCTGGCACAGCAAAACAGCAAAATTCTTGTGAGACAAACGTAGAGAAATATCTATTAAAGAGACAGGCTCGTATGGGTCTCTTAGATAGAAATAAGATTGCGTTGCGTATCACTATACCGTGGTCACCATGGCTGCATGTCGGACAGATGATACACTTCCACTGGTATAACAGATACGACCCGTCAATTGAACAATATGGTTCAGGTAAATATATGATTTTACATTTAACGCACAATATTCAATATGGTGGTTATGCAGTCACCAATCTTGACTGTATTGCTAACACTTATGGGAGTTAATAATGGCTGCTAGATTTCCAGGACCAGACTCTAAATTTCAAGTAGGTGTTATTACCGATCAAAAAGCAGAAGATCACTCAAGTAACCAGGGTGCCTTTGCCGCACTCGATTGGGGTGATAATGTCAATATCGAAGACTCATCTCTCAGTTCACTATTAAATTCACCGACAGCCTTTATGCAGCAAGCATTCTCTGGTGGCTTGGATCCTGGCACACCTGTCATTATGCTCAAGCAGGCTGGTGAACTAGGTGGTATTATTCTAGGTCAGAGCAACACCGTCAGAAAAGGTGGTGAAGGAGCAGGTGGTGGTAAAAGTCTAGGTAGTTCTCAGAAGGTCTCTCAGTTAATCAATACAAAAAGAGATATTAATATTGCTCCTGACGTTAAAGAGACTGAGGTCGATGGCGTTAAAGTCAGACAGATTAATGAAAAGGGAAAACAGCACAGTCTTGACCTATTAGACGGTCTACCTATTCACGGTGCCCTATTCGATATGGCAGGGTTTAGATTACCCGAAGTTAGTAAAGTTCCTACTGCCAAGCAGACAAACGACGGAATGATGTCGATCCAGAACCTTCAGCAAATGATGGGTCAGATCATGTCGCTCGGTCAGATGATACAGGGCCTAGCAGGTAATAAAGGCGGGGGTGGTGGTGCTGGTGGATACGGCGCCGGCGGGCTTGGCGCAGTCGGTAGTGGGGGTAACTCAGTTTCATATGAGACATACACACCACCCGGTGCAAACACAGGCGCAGGCGGCGCAGACTACGGTGGTGGTCTCGGAAGCAATATCATATCCGCACTAGAAGCACCCCCAGGAACGCCTCTTTATGAGATTATGGAAGGAATAAATCCGGCAATGAAAAATGCCGTGAACAGTCTTTCCGTATTATTACAGGGATATGAAGCACAGGATGGTGTTGCTTTCTATACCAGTAACGTTGTTCACGAAGACACGTATCTAGAAAATGCCAGAGACTTATTAAGTCAGGTTCAGACGCTTGATGATCTCATGTATGTGTTGAATAGATTACAGTGGGATAAGTCTCTATATGGTCAAGAAAAATTAGCAAACGTTGTCAACGAAATTCAGACAGCATGGGGAACAGCATTACAAGAAATTGATATAAACGGTAATATCGTTCTTACCTATGGGTCAGAAGACGCAAATCTAGAGATGGAATTTGCTAATACAATGACTAGTAATACTGGCAGCCCTGCACTAGGGTTTATGTCAGGTGAGGTTGATGTATCATATAGTATTAATGCCACTGGTGCTAGTCTCGGATTTAATAATATTGATCTAGGTGGCGCAGGTGGCGATCTCGGTGGCACTGGTGCTGGCGGTCAGGGCGGTAAATCATCTAGCAAAGGTGCAGGTGGTGTTGCTGATGCTATCGGCAAAGCACAGAATATGCTAAGTCAGATTCAAGGTCTGGCACAAGGCATGAACCAGAACATGTTTGGTGAGGCTGCTGGCACAATGAAAGACATGTGGAAGCGTATGACAAGAGAGCAAGAGAACGACGCCAAGAAAATGCATGAGAAATTAAATCAAGACGGTGACGCAAAAGATTTAACTAAAGTAGTTGAGAAAACGGTTAAGGGTGGTAACCCTGTTAAGACTGTT